ATTATTATCCGATTTTGAAGGAGATTGGTATATTTATTGGTTGTTTTGCTTTTGGACATGTTGTCGGAGTAGGAATTGCATACATACTTGGCGTTCCCACTTCATATGAGTTTTTAGATAAGCCTCGTGTAAGTGAGCAAAAGGATTGGCCGGTAGATTATGTTGCCAAGCTACATGGATGTGATGCAGCAAGGTATAAGTTCTACGATTCTTATGAAGAATATCGTCTCGCTGATGTGACGACTGTTACTGAAGAGATGGAGGTTTTACATCCTGATCATAGTGTCAAGGTTGAAATGGTTAAGTGTTTGCTTATACCGTATTTTAAGCCTATGGCTCAAGGTTCATGGAAAGAAAAACCCACTTTTGCAGATGATCAAGCTAAAGTAACAGAAAATACTTATCTGGTTTACTTTGAAGCACATACTAAAGGAGTTAAAAGGGTGTATAGGCGACATAGTTGCAATATTCTCTTTTTGGGTTGCTCTACAGGTGTTTTAGTACATCATGTTAGAGATGGTATGAAATGGTTGAGCGAACAAGACCTTTCGACTTATTCAAATGTTGTTTTGGTACCATTTGATAGCGAAATTGATCCTGATGACAGTCCTTTGAAATTTCCGTTAGATAGTATCGTATTTGAAGTTGACAAAACGTTAGAAGAAATTGATCTTGTTGTAGCGGAGTTTCCAGGTTCGAGCATGAAAGTCCATCACAGGTTAGAGAAGATGATACCACCGAAGGAATGCCTTGATTATATTGTGTCTAAAACTAATTTAGAAGGTATCTTCTTGCAGAAACCCACTAGAGATCTTAAGCCTTTTGGCGCGGTTAAGTCCCAAGATGTTTATATGAATATGGGTGGTGTCATACGTTATAATGACGACGTAGAACTTGATCGTGGTGAACTTAAGGGGAGTCATAAAACTCCTACCTATGAGTACTCTTCGTGGAGCTTGAAAGGTAGAAATGCAACTTTTGTTACTTATGATGGAGATTGTGCTAGTCCTTGTCTTTTAACAGACCCTCGTAAGAATTTTTGTGTGAATATGGGTTATAAGCAAGCTGCACAACCATGGTTGTGTTACTTACATACCGCACTTCACGGAAATGTTCCAAAAGGTACTTACATTTATCGTGAACTTTTTCAGAAGTATTTTGATCGTATGTATGCAAATGTCACTCCTATCCGTGAACGCATCGAGAGAGACATGGGTAAATATGCTGAAGTTATTTCTGAAGCTACTGGTGTTGTTGCACAGGGTGCGCTTATGGAGTTAACTTTAGATCACTCACAACTTGATGCAGTGCATTATAAAACTTTTAACGTCAAAGCAGACCTTGATCTCACGGCGCGTTCGAATATTAAGCGCAGTAAAGTTTATGGATTAGATGAGCGCATGAGGGTTCCAGCGAGATTGACTCCATGGACTGATAAGGAATTAAATGTTTATCATGATGTTAGAGCTGATGCTGAAGCTCCTTATGGTAGCAACAATACTGTCTTACCTTTGAGGCAAATTCCTGCAGTTGCTCAAGATGTTGTCAATCGTATGATGAATGATAGTGTGCATGAGAAAAATGCGGAAGTTTTGACTTTGGATCAAGCTATTTTAGGAGATGCTGGTCATATGTTGAAACCAATAGACTTTAGTACTTCAGCTGGTATGGCTTTTCGTTTAACAATGAAAAAGTTTGGACTCGCTGGCAAAGGCAAACGTTTTATGCAAGGAGAAGACGGGCTTTTGAAGCCTGAATTTCGCACTGCTCTCGAAAAGCTAGTCAATCATGCTAAAGAGATATTGGCTTCCGGAGATAGATTTACTAATGTGTATGTAGATTGTTTGAAAGATGAGCTAATTCTTAAGGAAAAGGTTAAAGCTGGAAAAACCCGGTTATTTTGTTCTGCAGACTTCTTGTATCTAATTCTTTGTAGAATGTACTTTGGTGCATTTGCAGGGTGGAATGTAAGAAGTCGCATTCACAATGGTATCGCAGTAGGTATAAATGTATATTCCAAAGAGTGGGATGCATTGTATTATCGGCTGAAGGACCATAGTGATAAACATATTTTTGCTGATTATGGTAAGTTTGACAAGAAACAGAAGCAGATTTTGATGAGGGTTTGCCTCCTGGGAATTCATGCTTATTATGGCGTTCCTAATGGTTCTGTTGATTGGCTTATACGTGAGATGTTATTTCAAGAAATTGTCAATAGTGTGCATTTGACCGAACGTGGTGGGAAACTTTTCATTCACGTGTGGGATCATGGTAACACTTCTGGCAATTTTTTGACAGCTATTTTGAACTCTTGGGTTAATATCCTGATAGTTCATTTAGCTTGTGTCTTTGCTCAGCAAATTAGTAAAGGTAAAGATCCTAGGTTGTGTACTCCAGGTGATTATGATTGGGAAGAGATTGTATCAAATCTTAAATATATTACATTGGGTGACGACTTAATTGCGTCAGTTAAAGGGCCTTTGGCTAAGTACTTTAACTTCCACATCTTTAAACTTATGGTTGAAGAATACCTGGGTTTGGAAGTGACTGATGAATTAAAAACGGGAGGTGATGTTCCCCCGTTTAGGACTTTACTTGAGGGCAGCTTTCTGGGAAGAAAGTTTCGTCCTGGCCGCTTTAGAGGTTTGATAAAGATCTTCTGTCCCCTTAGACCGTACTCCGTTTTGGAGCATGTACAATGGGTGAGAGGAGTTTCTGATGTCGACATTGAAGTAGCTAAATTTGAATTAACTTTTATCGAATTGTCTGAATATCCTAGAGACTATTTCGACCTAAAGGTGCCTTCTTATGCAGAGGCATGCTTTCAGGAGTACGGTAAATACCCACGCTTTACTGATTATGACGTTGCTCAGGAACGTGCGACCAGTTTAAGTTGTGACCGATATGCATTCGAAACTTTCTTTATTGAGGCTAACAATAAGGAGGGTGATTTTATCAAGCTTGGGTTGCTTGGTAATCTTACGAACTAAACTACCTTCTATGCACTTTGTTATCATGTATGAAGCAGTAAAGTCTGCAAGTTCAATTGGAACTAAAACAGTCTCTTTGTCTCCTCGCCAGGAGGGAGCTGAGAGTATGCAACCTGTAAAACCGCAATCTGATAATCGCGAGGTCACTGATTTCACTAGTGACGTTGTTGTTGATCAGAAAGCAACCACGACATTTTATGAGTCAGCAGCTGTAGTTGTAGGAGAGTCTACACAACCGACGGCTAAAGTCTCTACATATGTTGAGGGGAATCTTGTTGATATCAAGTCTTTTTTATCTAAACCTGTATTACTACAGTCAGGTAGTTGGACTACATCACAAGCGGCAAAC